TGTTGTTTTTGTTTGTTTAAACCACCAGAATGAACATTAACTAGTGTGTCAACATCTGAAGTTTTTGGTAAATCTCTTTCTGCTTCTTTTTCAGAATTTGCAAAATTTTCTTCTGCTTTTTCTTCATCTGGAGCAGTAACAACATCTCTCATTTTACCCATGTCGTTTGATCCAATAGCATCATCGTCTGTACCACATACATGACCCGGTTCACCGTGTGGTGGATTTTCTGCTGGTTCTTCTGCACCAATCATATCAGGTGTTACTTGCTGTACACCTGCTAATTTTAACATTTGCATTAACATACCTGCTTCTTCTGGTGAATCAGCAGTCATTGTTATTGCTTCGTCTACTTTTTTTGCTTCGTTTACTTGTTTTTTACCTTCTGTTGTCATTGTATTTGTATTTAGTTCTTTACTCTCTGCTTGATCAGGATCTAATTCTTGTGATTTATATTCATCTACTGCTTTTAATAAAGCATCTTGGTCTAATCTGTTTAAAACACCAGACACCATATATGCTTGGTCTCTACTAAAATTAATATCTAATTTTGAACCCATATTTAAAAATGCTTCGGTTCCTATAGGTAGTCCTTGACCAATTGTTTTTTCCTGCACCGGTGTTTCAGTTGTTTGAGGCTCAGCACTTGCCATTACTTCATCTGGTTCTGGCATTTCGTCTTTAGGTGAGCCGTCATCTTCAAATTTTTCATCAACCATTTTCATTGCTGTTTCAATTTCATATGATTTTGGAAAAGGTGATCTTTTGGCTTCTGCGTCCATTGCTCTTAATACATCTGCTTTTGGCATTTTTAAAGTATCAGGTGCATCATCACGTGTATAATTTCCTATGTATTCATCTGCACCAATGTGTATATCTGACATTCCACCAGGCTTTCTTTCTTCCAAACCATCTTCTTTTTTTATATTTTTTTCTGCCCAGTTTCTTAATTCCATTCTTCTTTGTTGTATTTCCTTCATTAATGAAGGATCTCTTCTATTCACAGGATCTATTTCCATGTCTTGAAGATGCTTCATCATTTCTCTATAATGTGATTCATCACGTGGAGTAACAACGTTTCGAAATTCTGTAACATTTTTTGGATTAGTTTTTTCAACGCTTTCAACAGCATCTTTAACTAGTTCGGGTTTTGTTTCTGCGATTTCTTGTAATTTATTTAAAACGTCTATCATTTCCATAATTTATTCTCCACAAGTACAATTTTCACAAGTACAATTTTCACACTGACAATTTGGATTATTACAAGGCATATTATTTCCTTTTTGGATCTGGATGTGGGTTAGTTGCTTTTGTTAAAGGAGAATCTGCTGGTGAATCTTCTTTAGTTGTAGCATTTTCTTTCTCTTTTGGATTATCGTTTTGTTTTCTATCTTTTAATAATTCTTTTAATAAGCTCATATTTGCTTTTGAAGAATGAAACTCTTCTGCATTTACTTTAGGTGCATCTGACATTTCAATATCTTGTAGTTTGTTTTTGTATTCTGATTTGCCTGCAACTGCCATTTGCTCTTGATATTCTTCTGTTGGTTCATCCGGTTTTCTTACAACAATCATTGCCGGAGAAATATTCATATAATCTGCTAGATATTCATGCATTTCTCTAACTGCTGTTGGATAATTTGTTGTTACATCAAAAATTGTTACAGCCTCATTTGTTAATGCTGGAAAATCTAATGGAAGTGATTGTATTGGAGTTTTCTTTCCTGCTGACATTTTAGCAACTTCAAATTTTTGAAGGCAAGTTTCCATGCGTGTTGCAAAATCCTTGTCGATATCACCTGCTACCTTAATTTTATAGTCATATGATTTAGCCGCTTCTGTAAGATACTTTGTAAATGTGCTCATATGCAATATTTAGTCTTTTTTAAGTAACTTCTTCATTAACTCGTTACGGTCTGATATTACAAAACCGTCGCTTTCTTCAACAGAACCCACGTCGTCTCCACCTGTTTTGTCTATCTTGAGCTTCTTAAGTTGTAGTTCAACCATTTTAAGTTTTTTGTCTATTTTAGAACCCTTTGCATCTATGGCGTTACGTAACATAGTACTTGCAACTTCAAAAATACGCCCTGAATAACGTGAGTCCACATTCATTCCTAAGTCCATTAAATTCTTATAACTTTCTTCAGCTTCAACAGCCAGTTTATCTAATTCTAAATCTGATAAATCTCCTAGTCCTTTTACTTGGGGTAATGAGGCCGCAATTTTGTCAAATTCAGCATAACTTTTTTGTAAATTTTTATGTGTTTCGGGATCTAAATTTTTTGATTTACCAATTGTGTTATTAGCATTTTCTTTTTCTTTTTTATCTACCTTTTTAAACTCTTCTTTAACATTTGGTAAATTTAATATATCTTCTAACTTTTTAGTCATATGCACTATTTAAGACTGTCTGTTCTTGGCCAAACAGTTTACCTTTACTAAAGTTATTTGCACAATGTTCTATACAAGTAATATGAGGTTTGTTTTTTAAACTAGCTGGGATAAGTTTTTGAAAAATTTCACTTGTTAGAATATCTTCAAATGTGTGATAATTTAAGTTTACTCCAGAATATGACTTGATTATTTTTTCCCAAAGGCTTTTATGAATTGGTTTATTCACCAAAACATTCAACATATAACAACAAGGAAAAACAAGACTATCTGCACTTATCTGTAAACGTTTTGTTTCTGCCCATGGGCATTGTATTTCACTAGTCATGTTTTCGTTATTTAAAAAGTTTTTTGTGTAAAATGTTCCTTCTTTTGCTCCACTTAATTCATGCATGGTTTTTTGTTTAGTAGCAGATTCTAAATAGTATGCAATTTTTTTATTTTCATATACAGGAGTTTTGTTTGTCGCTAAAAATCTGTCACTGTATTGAAAAACAATACCTTTAAAACCTAATTTTTCACTTAATAGTTTTGCTTCATCTACTTGATGTTCGTTATGTTTAAAAATTATATATTGCCATTCTGCATTACCACCAGCATTTATAAATGCTTTTGCATTGTCCATAATTTTTTTGTAGTCTGTATTTCTACGATATAATGAATGCGTATCCTCTAGCCCATCGATTGCAAATTTGACTTTCATATTATATTTGGCAAGTTTTCCCCACCAAGCAATTGATCTTAAAGACGCATTAGTACTAACAGTCATTGCATAGTTTTGAAAAGTTTCAAATATTTTGTCAATTTGTGGATGCATTAATGGGTCTCCATAATTGCCATTAAACTTAATTTTTTTTAAACTTTTCATTTTTTGTAAAGGTAAATTTAGTAAATTGTTTGTGTTAATGTGCATTAAAGGTAGATCTTTTTGTAGTTCTCCATAATAATTATATCTAGCACATTGTGGACATTTAGCATTACAAAAATTCGTGGCTTCAATTGTAATACTTTCTATAGTATCAATTTGGTACATTAAAAATTATTTACGTGTGCCTTGATGAAATAACTGGTCTTCTGATACAACTCTAAACCGCATTCTATTTTGTTTGGCATAGGCGTTTGCCGCCTCCCATTTAGCCATGTTTATTACAACTTGTTTTTTCTTTCCCATACTTTTACCAGCACGTTCTAATATTGTCTGGGACATTGGCTTAACCTCAATCATTTCGGCGTGTTTACGTCCATTTTTATCGTTATAAACAACAAAAAAATCAGGAACGTATATAGTATACTTGCCAGTGAAAGGATGTCTGTAAGGAATTTTAATACTTTCACTTGCCCATTTTGCAACGTTAGGATGTTCATCGCATAATCTCATAAATGCTTGTTCCCAACTTGATCTATAAGTTGGTGTTTTTAAACCTACATATTTTTCTTGGTTTTTGGGGTGAAATTTTCCTTTAGCGAATCTTGGTAACATTAGTCTATTATATTTCTAGACACAGTTTCCTTTGTAACAAGCGTTTGCCTCACACCTAACCTACTGGATTTGTATCTATTTGCGTTTAGTACAATGGTTATTAATTCAGAAAGTTGAGCCTCTGATGCATAAGTTAATTTGTCAAGTATTACTTGTGGTTTTATGCTATCAATTTTTGCTTGAGATAAAATTACGTAAGCAGTTGATTCTGCCGCAGTTCGTTGAAAGCCTCTTTTAACAAAAAAAGCTATAGTTGCATCATACTCCCCAACATTGAATTGATACTCTTCTTCATATTGTGTTTTTGTTAATTTGTCAATTGTTTTGTCTAAATTATCTTTTTCTTTTGGTGGTAAGTTTGTATAAAATTCTGCCATTATAATCCTGCTTTCTCGGTTGCTATACTAACGTCTTGTGTTGTTCTGTTTATTTTTGTATATCCTTCAGTAACAAGTTTTCGTATATTAGTAATTGCTTTACTTCTATAAACATTTTTAATTGTGTCGTCTGAAGCAGTATATTCAACATCAGATTCAGCTATTGTTAATCCTTTTCTAGAACCAATGTCTTTGTAATATATTCCAGATGCTATTTCGTCTTTAACATTAGAATCTGTTGTAACAAGATTATATGATTCGTCTGCAGAAAGAAAATCAGTTGTATTAATGCTAGGATTTGTTATGACAGTACTATTTGCTCTGTTTTTATTATCAGCAATACCTTTAGCAGTTGCTATTGCAACACCACCTGCTACTGCCGCACCAATTGAAAATGAACTAATAGGATTTGATATTGTACCTGCTTGTTTTCCAACTTCTAATACACCTTTTTTTGCAATACCTTTTAATTCTTCTTTAACATCTTTTTTCTTCATTTTTTTAGCATTGTTATATGTGTTTGATGCACTTAATATTGCACCTAAAATATTTCCACTTTGTACATTTTTCATTACTGATCCAATACCATCAACAACACCCCCTGGTCCAAATATACTATTTGTTCCACCCCCCAATACAGTTAACGGTGACGGTTCGTGATCATAATGTATTGTTGCAAAGCCAGGTACATCGTTTTTGTTTATAGTTCCACTATCATATAAAACTGTTTCATACATCACTTGCATTGTATTTGCCATAACTCCTGTACCATCTGCCGCATCTAAATTATCATGAGAAAAAGAAGCAATTTTAGGATTTACTAATTGCATAGAAGTAAATCTTTGTTTATGTAAAACAAAAATTATAATTTTTTGAAGATAAGGTTTTTTTCTTTCTATTGGAGTATCCATCCCCCATTTATTAGTTGTTCTATTATCAATTGCATCATAATAATCATCTTTAGTTTTATTAAGTACGGTATCATCCACACCTAGATTTACAGAATCTGCTATGTGGTATTCATAATATTTTTTCCAAAATGCATTTACAGTATCAGCATGGTCATCGTGGAAAGTAATGTTTACAGGATCGTATTGAATACGTGTAGCACAATACATTTTTTTATTGTATTGAAATTTTTCTTCTATATTCATATTATACTTGGGTAAGTCACAAGCCTTAACAAGCATATTAAAGTCAAGACTTTCATGACGATTAAATCCTTTAAAGAACAAAGTTTCGTCTGTTTGAAATATTACATGAAACAGAAATTTCTGTTTTGGCATCAACTTATAATTGTCATCTATATACAATCGTGATGCGTGTCGGAAGTCTTTCATTCCTGGAAGACTATTTTGGAAGCCTTTTAAGTAATCATTAATCTTTGGCATACTGTTATTTATAGCCACAAAAAAAGCGCCTATAAAGACGCTTTTCCTGTATTATAAATGCTACTCTAAATTTGTTTAACCGCCGCCTGTACTTAATGTACCAACTGTTCTTGCTACTGCTGTACCAATTCCTGTACCTTGTGGTGTTTGTATACAGTTGTCATATCTTACTAACATAGTGATAGTTGATGGTTCTGATACGTTGTATGCTAGTGTGTTGTAGTTAACGTTTTCAACATATGCACCATATAATTCAAATGTTTCTAATACATTTGGTGCACTTGCTCCGTTACCACCGTCAAGCATTTCAATTCTGCCTGTAAATTTGTAATCAATACCAGATGCCGCACTTGCTTGTTCGAAGAAATCAAATTGTTTTTGAATTTGTTCACCAACTAGTTTAGTGACTGAGTTATTAACGTCGTCTCTTAAAGTAATTGTAATTGGTTCCCAAGTATGTTTACCTGCAACATATACTCTTGAGTTGTATACATCTAGTGTTACTTGATCAAATGTTAAATTTGGTCTTGTAATATCCATTACTTGTTTTGTTAATTCTGATCTCGGTGTTGATACTCCAAAACCTTCCAGGATAGCTCTAAAACGATATTGTAGTTTTGGCATCAACAAGCCTTGTGATGCTGAACTTTGGTCGTTTGCTAAAGGTACTGTAAATTTTGATAATGTTGATATTGCCATGTGTTTCTCCTATTTATCCAAAAATTAGTTCCCTAATTTTGCAATTTCTCCTGTGTTTTTAATTCTCAATGGTATGTAAATAAATTCAACCGATTTAACTGGTTCAATTGCTATATCTACATACAGTTCGTTTCTGTCTATTCTAGTAGGTGTGTTGTTTGTATCATCACAAACTACTAAGAAGTCGTACAATGCTCTTTGTCCAACTAATTCTAACATAAATGATTCAATTGCTTGTTTAATTTCGTTTCTTGTTAATTCATCGTTTGGTTCGAATATAAACGGTTTAGCAACTGCATCTAATTGTGTTCTTAAGTAGACTGCTAGTCTTGAAACATTGATTCTATCTAATGCCGAAGTTCCTGATACTTTAGTTAAATTACCAAAGTTAACAATTCCTGCTCCCGAAAAGAAAGTAATTGGATTAATTTTAACTGAATGCAGCGTATCTCTTATTGACTCTGTTACAGATATTGTTTTAAATTCACCTTCACTTGCATCAATATATCCAACTGATGTTGCATTGTCTACAACACCACGTCTTGTACCTGCTGGTGCAAACCATGGATATGCAACATTGTCATTATTTGCTAGTGTTCTTAGCATCATGTGACTTGATGGAACAACAATTGTGTTACCTGAATTGTCTGTTGTTTGTCCTGATGGATAAAATACGCCCAAGTAATCACTTGCACTTACTAATCCGTCGTCACCGTTGTCAGTTGCCGCCGCTGTGTTATTTGCCCAATCCTGAATTGCTGTTGCTGTACCAGCTAATCTAAGTGGTGAATCACCAACTACAAATGCTGTCTGATTTCTATCAGTGTTTAAGCTAATCATATTAGCAATTGCTTCTGGATAACCTGGACAAGCTATTACGTTAAAACCTCTTTGGTCTTCTCTAATTGCTTGGTTAGTGTCAATTTCTGATTTTAATTGTTGTACAACAACTTTTCTTTGTGCTTTTCTTCCAAAAGTTCCTGAACCATCAGCATTGTTACCTGATTTAGTAACCCATCTGTCTGGGTAGTAACCTGCAACTGATTCGTTGCTGTATCTAATGTTACCTAATCCGCTTGATCCTGAACTTGGATATTTTGCTGTTGTAATATAAGTGTTTTTGTATTCTTTTACATTGTATCCAGAACGTCTAGTATTCCATAACAACATACCTTGTGGATAGTTTGTTGGATCTGGGGCATCTGGATCTAAGAAGTGATCACTTAATAAATCAACAATTGAACTTGCTGTACCAGCCTGTGTATTTCCGTCAGCTCCTTTTTCAGTTGAAGTATGCCATCTAGCATCTGCAAATAAAATACCGTCTTCAGTTGTTTGGTCTGTTTTGTCAACTAATTCCCAAGCCGCACCAGTTGTTGTAACTGCAACTTGGTTTGCTGTGTTAGTTGAACTTAATGTTGCTGAAGTATTATATTTGTAAAGTTTTGGATAGTTTTCTAAATCACTTGTATCAACCCATAAGTCTTTGTTAACAAGTGGAGTACCATCACATTGTGTAGTTGGTGCTGTTGCTGAAAACTGTGGACCTTTTGGAGATGTAGTTGCATTAACACCTAAATAACCTCTCCAAGTTGTTCCATTATGTTCCATGATGTCTGCTACATCAATCGATGTGTCATACCATAATGTACCATCTGTTGGTTCATTGGTTGGTGCACTTGTACTTGCTGTGTAACTTAAACGTTTCCAGTTACTAGCCATTACTTCGTTACCTACAGTTGAATCTTCTGAGTCACCTGTTGGAGTAACATATAAGTTGTCAATTAATGTAGTCGAATTTGCTGTGTATCCACCATAACTATGTGCCACACTTGTACCAAATCCAACATCATCTAATGGTGTACCACTTAAATTATTCATTCTGAACTCACCACCTAGACTGTGTTTAATTTCAATTGCACCTTTGTATGTGCCTGAAGAAATAATTGATGCTGTTAAGTTTGTAAAACCAGCCGCCGTAAATGCTGTTACAAAATCTTCTGCATCACCTAGTGTTGAACCATCTCCCGATACCATAGTAACTGTTTTTGCAGTGTCTAGTGCATCTTGATTTTTTAATGATTCTCTGACTGTAAATGTTTCACCTGCTGTTGTACTTGGATATGTTGTTTTAGATGAAATTGTTGTTACTCCACCTTCATATCTAAATAATTGTAAGTCACCAACGTTTGGTGTATTATCACTTTGTCCGTCAACTGTTTGTTCAGTAATATTATATTGTGTATATAATGTACCTACTGTAATACCAGTTCCACCTGTTGTTGGATCTATATTGTAAATTGCTTGATTGTTTGTTGCATATAATGGTGCACTCACACTTCCAAAAGATCCATCTGATGTACTGTAAAGTTTTACAACAATGTTTGATCCACTATTTGCTGATGTTGTTTTATGCCAAACAGAACCATTAGGTCTGTTTTCATCTGCAGTTTTCCAAGTTGGTCTGTTAGTGTGTTTGTCTTGTAAAAATTTAGTACCTTTATATGTACCTGCTGTAATTCCTAAAGAAGCTAATACTCCAGTACCTTCTTCAAATCTAATTGTATTGTATCCAGCTGTTGAATCTCCAAATCCTAAACCATTGTGGAATATTTCTAAGTTTCCAGTTGTTGCATGAACTGATGCAGTAATGCCGGCCAAAGCCGCGCCATCACCACCATCGCTTGAAATGTTTATTGCTGTTGCAACATCTGATAATGCTGTTCCACCTGGTGTTACCGCAGTACCATTAATGTGCATTGTTTGTCCACTAGTTACAGTAGTGCCTGATGCAACTGATATAACTGGTAGTGTTAAGTGCCAAGCACTTGACCCTACTTGTACCCAAGTATTGCTTGATGATTTTTTGTAAATTTTGTTTGAAACGTGAGTTGTGTTAACTGCATAATCACCTTGTGAACCTATTGATGTTTTAGGTGCACCTGTTGATGCGTTTCCTACTAGGTCTGAAACTGATGTAATCAACGTTGGTGTTTTTGCTGTAAATTTTTGATCTGTTTGTGACCATTCGAATAGTCCAAAACTGCTTGATGCAAGGTCAAACCAGTATGTTCCATCTGATGGATCTGCTGTTGGAGCTGTTGCACTACCAATTAATTCAGAAGTATCTACATTTACTCTTAGTACATATGCTCTATTAGCAATACCTAAGAAACTGTAAGCCGCTTGTAATCCCCATTCATTTAATTCGTAACCATGTAATGGATTTCCTGAAGTGTCTGTATAAAATTTTGGATCTCCAAAAGTTTCTGTTAATTCTCTTTGTGATGAAATTAAGTAAGCAGTATCAGCATTAGCCGCTGTTGTTCCTGATGCTGTACCCGAACCTGATCCTGGTGTTTTATCTGTTGATGATGTTACTATAAAAAGAGGTGTAGTACCTGCATCTGATGGTACATAAAAACTCTCATTTATTACACTTACTTCTACTCCTGGTGATGTTAATGCCATGTTTTGTATTCTCCTTGCAATTATACGTATACTAGAACTATTTATGTAATCAAATGCATTTTACGACATTATTCTACAAAATTTGGTACCTATATAGGCGACGTAAATACGATTGTAATGATTATAGGTATAAGGCCGTTATGTACACAATGTAAATCTAAGCCAAGAGCTTATGGATATAAAAAAGGTACGAAAATTTATTGGCGTAAATTATGTGATACTTGTAATCGTAAAAAGAAAAAGTTAAAAATAGGTGGTGTTACAGCATTACAAAGATCAGGATATCATAAAAAATCTAAATGTGAATTATGTGGTTTTAAAGCACAAGATCAGTTGCAATTAGATGTACTTTTTGTAGACGGAAATTTAAGGAATACAAATAATGCTAATTTAAAAACTGTATGTGCTAATTGTCAAAGATTAAGCAGTGTGCGTAGACTTGGTTGGCGTGTTGGTGATCTTATTGCTGATGAATAATTCGTCAACTTTTTCAAATAGTTCTTCTTTAGTTCCGTTATTTTCAATAACAAAATCAAAGTCACTATTCAACCAATCCCATTCAGATTGATGAGCACCCTTTTCTTGCATTTCTTTTTGTGTAGGTAGTTCACCTCTTTTTACACACATAATTTTGCCACCTTGTGCTTTAATAGTTTTAATTTCGTTTACAAATCTTGTATCTGAAATAACAGTTGGTTCACCTTTATATCTGCCTATACAACTATCTATCCAAATAGCATCATACATTTGACCACGCATTACTTCAGTACCAAAGTATTGTAATACCCACCTAGGTGTAACTTCTTTACCAAAACGTTCACTCCAAAAAGCATCGGGCTGTTCACGCCATTCTCTACTTTTTTTAGTACTACCTTCTAGAAGTTTTCTATCCCAATTAAACATTGATGCTACTGCATCTTTTAAACTTTTTGCAAAACTATCACGTTTAAATCCATGATATTCTACAAGATGTTCAGCGACAGTATCTTTACCAGACCCCATTAATCCTACTAATCCTATTAACATTAATTGATTATACTATTTTTTTAGTCTTTTTTCAATCTCTAATTTTGCTTCTTTTACTGCACCTAGGATGGTTTTTCTTAGGTTTAACTTTTTATTTTTTAACGCACTAATAGACATATTTTCTAAATCAGTTACAATCTCTTCCAATTCATCTATGTCACAATCACAATATCTTTTATAACGAGAGTCTTTCATTCGCTTTTATTTAAAATTATATGGTTATGAATTAACCAATAACAAAACTGTGAGGTGTTCCACCTTCTGCAAAATCGCCAATTTCTTGGTCTAATCTTTCCATTTCAGTAAGGCCTTGCTGTTTAAGTTCAGCACCATTAAGAGTTGTACCACCCTGTGGACCAGCAATAGTATTAAATTTGCCTCTTGCTTCTCCTAGCATAGTTTTTGATACTGCTAGTGTGTAATCTCTAATCCACGGTTTTGCATAAATGTCTTTGAATAATGTAATATCTGGCCTAAAATTGTCAGTATGCATTAAAACAGTTTCTTTATCTGCTCTTGGTCTTTGTGTTATTGTAAGTTTTTTAGTTGCAACGTCAAAATGAAATTGTATAAATGAGCCAAACAATTTACCTATTAATTCTTGATAAGAAGCAAAAGCAAAATACGTGGCTAATCCACCTGTTGCTCCTGCTCTTAACAAGTACGTATTTGTGTATGCTAAATTGAATGGTTCAAATAATGTACCACCTTCGCCACCTTCTGTACGTGAACCTACTGTTCTTCTGAATAATTTTCTCACATTAATAACTTCATCTGGTAAAATATATGTGTTTTGATTCTCTTGTAATTCAAGAAAAGCATATGACTCTTCAACAGCATTTGAAGAACGCTGTCTGTATCTATTGATTGCTCTTTCTAGTGCTGTTTGATAGTGTTTTGGGTCTAATTCAACATCTATCATACCCTCACCTAGATTATTTTTTACGTAATCAAATATCTCTTGTTGGCCTGTTTGAAGTTCTGACATACACATATTTATAGTAGTTGTGCAATCAATAAATATGTGTGATATGCCAAGATTATCCATTTTTAAGCCAGAAAAAGGCAACGACTATAAATTCTTTGATCGTAACATTAAAGAGATGTTTACGGTTGGGGGAACCGATCTACATTTCCACAAATATTTAGGCCCCTATGACCAGGGAGATACTAACAAAGACGGTGAAGCATCACCTACACTACCACAGTATTCGGGCGATAGTCTTAACGAAAGAACGATACAAGATTTACTATTTTTAGAAAATAGAGATAGAAAATACTCACCAGATGTTTATGTTATAAGAGGAATATACAACGTACAAGATATAGATTTTAATCTATCACAATTTGGTATGTTTTTACAAAATGATACAATATTTTTAACTGTACATATGAATGATATAGTTGAAAGATTAGGTAGAAAACCTATGTCTGGAGATGTTATTGAATTTCCACATATGAAAGAAGACTATTCTTTAGATGAAAGTATACCAATTGCACTTAAAAGATATTATGTTATAGAAGATGTTAACAGAGCGGCAGAGGGATTTTCACAAACTTGGTGGCCACACTTGTTAAGATTGAAATTAAAAACACTAGTTGATGCACAAGAATTTAGAGATATTATAGGCGACGCTACAACAGAAGGATCGGTTGCTAATTATATGTCAACTTATAATAGAGAAAAAACTATTAATGATCAAGTTGTTGCACAGGCAGAAGCAGATTCACCAAAAGCAGGATTTAATTATAAACAATATTATGTTGCACCAATTGATGAAAGAGGAAATATTAGAACCGATAATGTTAATACTACTGATAGAATTAGTACAAATAAAACAATAAATGCAACAATAGATACACCAGCGGCATCACATTATGGTTTCTATTTAGACGGTGACGGTGTTGCACCAAACGGAAATCCTGCAGGATTTGGTATAACATTTCCAACTTCTAATGTTGACACAGGTGATTACTTCTTAAGAACAGATTATCTACCAAATAGATTGTTCCGTTTTGATGGAACCAGATGGGTTAAAATAGAAGATTCAGTTAGAATAACTATGAGTAATACGGATACAAAAGAAAATTGGAAAACTAAATTTGTTAATGCATCAGGCACAACTAATATTAATGGTTTAACAGTAGATCAAAGACAGTCATTATCAAATGCATTAAAACCGAAGGCTGACAATTAATGTTACATTTTTACGACGGGCAAATTAGAAAATTTCTAACTCAATTTATAAGAGTTTTGAGTAATTTTTCTGTGGAAACAGGAAAAGGTAAAGATGATGCCGTAACTTTAAGAGCAGTTCCGGTTGTTTATGGAGACCCAACAAGACAAGTTGCAAACATTATTAGAAATAATAGTGAAAACGCATTACAATATGCTCCAAGAATTGCCGCTTATGTTAGAGAATTAAATTATGATAGAGAAAGAATGCAAAATCCTTATCATATTGAAAAACAACATTTAAAAGAACGTGATGTTTTAGCTGATGGAACATATGCAGATAATAAATTAGGTGCAGGATATACTATTGAAAAAGTTATGCCTTCTCCTTTTAGGTTAGAAGTTACAGCAGATATATGGACAACAAATACAGATCAAAAATTACAAATAATGGAACAAATTTTATATTTGTTTAATCCTGATTTTGAAATACAAAAAACAGACAATTATATTGATTGGACTAGTTTAAGTTATGTTGAATTAACAAGCACAACATTTAGTTCTAGAACAATACCTATTGGTGCAGATACAGAAATTGATATTGCAACAATAAATTTTTCTATGCCAATATGGCTATCACCACCTGTTAAAGTATCAAAATTAGGTGTTATACAAAAAATTATAATGAGCATATATGACGACGATGGCGGAATTACATCGGGATTAATTGACGGAACATTGTTAACAAGAAGTTATATCACGCCGAACAATTATGGTTTATTAGTTACAGGAAATCAATTAAGATTATTAGGAAGTACTGGTACAACCACAACAAGTACAGAACCAGGAATAGGAACAGGGGGTTCTGGATATTATACAGGTGCTAATGAACCATCAAACTTTGACCCATATGAAACATTTGGACCTGCAATTAATTGGAAAACCCTTTTAGATCAATATGGTAAAGTAAGAAACGATACATCACAAATAAGATTAAAGCAACCAAACGGAAATGAAATTATTGGAACAATTGCTGTTAATGCTTTAGAAGAAACAATTTTATTATTCAATATTGATCAAGATACTATTCCGGCAAATACTTTAACAGCGGTAACAAAAATTATTAATCCTGCAACATTTGACCCAGGAGCAACACCAACTCCCAATACTAGATATTTGATTATAAATGATGTTGGAGATTCCACTTCCACATATACAAGCGATACTTGGGGAACATTGGTTGCTAGTGTAGGTGATATTATTGAATATAATGCTGGTCTTAGTGCTGGCAGTCGATGGTTAAAAGTATTTGATGCATCACATCCAGATTCTACGCAACATTATGTTACAAATTCACATACAGGAATACAGTATAGATTTAATGGTACGGAATGGGTTAAATCATATGAAGGCATTTATACTGCTGGTAATTGGTCAATAGTATTAGATGGTGGTGCTAGTGCTGGTTATGATGCATCAACTGACGCAACAACTCCTTGATAAAATCATAATAAATTGTTATACTAACATATGAAAGAAAATATAATTTGTTCTGGTGCCTTGTTTTATTGTACATCAACAAAACGTTTTTTGTTTGTACAAAGAACCGATGCTAAAACACGTGGAATGTGGGGGTTAGTTGGTGGACAAGCACGTTTTACTGAATCTGCATTTGAAGGTTTAAAAAGAGAAATACAAGAAGAAGTGGGCTATACACCAAAATTTAAAAAAGTAATACCTTTAGAATTGTTTACATCAAATGATCA